CCCCCCGCCGCGATCGCGGCGCTGTGGCGTCCCTGGCGCGTGCTGAGGCTGGCGTGATGGCCGGGATGATCCGCGTGCGGATGCCCGCGCTCGACCGCCTGGCCCATGCGCTGGAGCGGCGAGCGCTCAAGCGCCTCGACGCCCGCGCCCACAGGATGGGCGGCAATCCGTGGCGCTCGCCCGACCGGCTCTGGCCTCATTTCGGAGACGACTGATGGAAACCCGGCTGCGCGCCGCGCTGCTCGATCACCTGCGCGCCGATCCGGCGCTGATGGACGCGATCAATCTGGTCGACGAGGCGGAGGTGGAGCGCGCCTCGCCCCCGTGGCTCGCACTGGTCGCCTCCGCCTCGACCGACTGGGGCACCAAGACCGAGGCCGGGCGCGAGGTGCGCATCGCGCTCGAACTGCGGCTGCACGGCGACGATCCGGCGAGCGGCGGGGACATCGCCGCACGGGTCGATGCCCGCACGCTCGCCCTGCCTGCGCAGCAGTCCGGCTTCCGCGTGGTCAGCGCTGCCTTCCTGCGCGGCCGCGCCGAACGCCGCGCGAACAACGCCCGCGCGATCCTGCGCGAATACCGCTTCCGCCTCCTCGCTTCCGACTGATCCCGAAAGGACATCCCATGACCGCACAAAGAGGCTCCGCCTTCCTCCTCAAGATCGGCGACGGCACCCAAGAAAACGGGGGCCCGCCCGCCTACCAGACCGTCGCCGGGCTGCGGACCACCCAGCTGGCGATCAACGGCGACAGCGTGGTGGTCACGCACAAGGAGTCCGGCGGCTGGCGCGAATTGCTGTCGGGCGCGGGCACGCGTTCGGTCTCGGTCAGCGCGGGCGGCATCTTCCTCGGTTCGGATGCCGAGGCGCGGGTGCAGAGCCACGCGCTGGCCGGCACGATCGACGATTACGAACTGTCGTTCGAGGACGGCGCGCGGCTTCGCGGGCGCTTCCTCGTCCAGCGGCTCGACTATTCGGGCGATTTCAACGGCGAGCGCAATTACACGATCCAGCTCGAAAGCTCGGGTCCGGTCGTCCCGGCATGACCCCGGAACAGGTCCGGGGTGACGAACCCAATCCGCCCCCCAACGCCCTGCGCGGGGAAGCGGCAATCCGCATCGCGGGCGAGACTCATGTGCTGCGCCCCAGCTTCACCGCGCTGGTCGCGGCGGAGGAAGAACTCGGCCCGCTCTTCGCGCTGGTCGAGCGTGCAGCCAATGGCGAGCTGCGCCTGGCCGAGATCGCCGCGCTGTTCTGGCACTGCCTGCAATCGCGCGAGGGGCTGACCCGCGAGGCGGTGGGCGAAGCGATTCTGGCGGGCGGACTTGCCGCCGCCACAAAGCCGCTGCGCGCGCTGCTCGGCGCGATCCTGCAGGGCCGATGACCCGCGCCTTCTCCCCCGGCGTGCCGCCGCTCGCGGCGATGGCCGCGCAGGCGCTGGGCTGGACGCCGGAAGCCTTCTGGCACGCCACCCCCGCCGAACTCGCCGCCGCGCTCGGCCCGACCTCCCCCGTTGGCGATGGCGTTGACCGAAGCGACCTCGACAGTCTGATGGAGCAATATCCCGATGCCTGACCTTGCAGCCGACCCGGTCGACGCAATGCTGATCGACGTGCGCGCCAATACGCGCGGCTTTGCCGAGGATGTCGCACGCATGCGGCAAGACCTCGACGGCGAACTCGTGGCAGGCTTTTCGCGCGCGGGCGAAGTGCTCGAACGCAGCCTGCTGAGAGCGATCCGGCGGGGCAGCCTCGGCTTCGAGGATCTGCAGGCCTCCGCCAGCAAGGCGATCGACCGGATCGCGAGCCAGGCGCTCAAGCTCGGGATCGGTCAGATTTTCGGGGCGAACAATCCGCTGGGCGGGATCGTCGGGACTCTGCTGGGCGGCGTGCTCGGCCTGCCGGGCCGTGCGACCGGCGGCCCGGTGAGCGCGCAGCGCGGCTATCTGGTCGGTGAGCGCGGGCCCGAACTCTTCGTGCCTCCGTCGGATGGGCGGGTCGTCCCGCTGGCAGCGCATGGCGGCGGCGCGCGGCGGGTCGATGTTGCGATCCAGCTGGCCGCGCCTGCGGCCACTGCCGCGCCGATCGCGCTCGAACGCTCCAGCCGGCAGATCGCGGCGGCGGTGCGCCGGGCAATGGAGAACAGCTGATGGCCTACTGGCTTTGCGCTGCCCGCAACGGGCAGGAGCACGACCATATCCAGCGCTTCGATCCGCGCTTCTGGACGGTCAATTTCCCCCGCCCGATGATGGCGAGCGTGGTCACCATCGCGCCCGATGCGCTGCGGTTGACCTGTGAATTCCATCATGCGGGCGAACTCGCGGGGCTGATCTGGGAGAGCGAGGATAGGCTCGACCATCCGCTGCAGAGCTACGCGACCGACCGCGATTATTCGCACACGGTCCTGTCCTTCCGGTGGCGCAGCGGCGGGGTGATCGCGCTCGACGCAGTCAATGGCCCCACGCTGACAATCGAGGGGCGCGATGCGAGCGGCACCGCATGCAGCTGGTACGTCCGGCTGTGGAACTACGCCGAGGGGTCGCCCGAGGACGCGCTGGTGACGCTGCCGTTCTCGGCGCTGGAAAGCGGCTTCGCGTTGCCCGGAGAGCCAGTCCACTCCGCTGACATCGACCGCATGTTCATCTCGCTGGTGCCCCCCGGCTACGTGCCGGGCAGCGCCGATCCGCTGGCCCAGCGCGCCGATGGCTGGGTCGAGCTGAGCGCCATCTCCTGCGACGGGGCGCGCGCGATGCTGGAGATCGGCGAGAGCATGCTGCCCGAGCATGGCGAGCAGATCGCGACCGCCTATGACGACTGTTTCAACCAGACGCCCGCGCGGCTGATCCGCCAGATCCGCCATCTCGGCTATCGCGGGCGGGTAGTCCACTATGTCGGGATGAGCCACTATTTCCGGCTCGAACCGCTTGGTGGCGGGCATTATGTCAGCCTCGCGGGCGGGGTGCTCAACGATGCCTGCGCTGCGTGGCACCGGGCTTTTGCCGAGGAGGCGCAGGCCGCCGGGTTCGAGATCATCTGGTCGCTCTCCTACGAGTTGTTCGACGCGCATTGCTGGAACGACTGGAAACAGCGCGCCTACGATGGCGCGCCCGCGCAGACCGGGTGGGAGCCGCCCTCCGCGCTGCTCTCGCCCGCGCATGCCGGCGCGATGGGCTACCTGCGACAGGTCGCCACGGCCTTCGCGCAGATTGCGCAGGCCGCTGGGCTGCCCGTCCTCTTCCAGATCGGCGAGCCTTGGTGGTGGGTGAAGCCGGGCAGCTTCGCCCCGTGCCTTTACGACGATGCGGCAAAGGCCGTGTTCGGCGGCGATCCGCCGGTCATCGCGGATATGCGCGCACCGCTGGATGAGGCGCAGAAAGCACTGCTCGATGCAGCGGGCGCGCTGCTCTCGACCTCCACCGCCGCTCTGGCGCAGGCGGTCCGCGATGCTGCCGGGGGTGAGGCGGAGGTGCTGCTGCTCGCCTTCACGCCGACGATCCTCGACGGCCAGATGCCCGAACTCGAGCGCGCCAACCTCCCGGTCGGATGGGCCTGGCCCGCCTTCGACCGCCTGCAGCTGGAGGATTACGACTGGCTGACCGCCGGTGCCGATGCCCGCCGCCGCGCGGCCTACGCGCATGTCGATGCGCGGCTCGGCTATCCGATCGACCGGCAGGACTATTTCGCGGGTTTCGTGCTGAGCGCCGAAGATGCGCCCGCCTACTGGGCGCGGATCGACGCCGCGCTGGACGAGGCGCGTGCGCGCGGTGTGACCCAGCGGTTCGTGTGGGCGCTGCCGCAGGTCACACGCGACGGATACACCCGGCTTGCCCCGCCCCAGACCGACCAGCGCGAGGACCACATGCAGAACTTCGACGACGTCCCCTATCCGCTCACACTCGGCACGGATGCCAGCGCGAGCCCCGAATTCTCGACCTCGGTGCTGGTCACCGCCTCGGGCCATGAACGCCGGACAGCGCAATGGGCCGACGCGCGGCTTCGCTTCGATGTCGGGCCGGGCATTCGTTCGGAGAGCGAGCTGGCAACCCTGCTCGGCTTCTTCCGCGCGCGGCATGGCCCCGCACGCGGCTTTCGCCTGACCGATCCGTTCGATTTCTCCTCCAAAGGCACTACGGGCGCGCCGACCCCGGCGGACCAGCTGCTCGGGCTCGGCGATGGCGAGAGCACCCGCTTCGCGCTGGTCAAACGCTACGGCGAGGAATCCGAGCCGCAGGTG